TAGTCGAAAAGGCTGATAAAACTTTGACTTTTGTTAAAAATCGTGTTATAATGTTATGGAAGAAACATGGCTGAGTCCTTTTCTTATAAAATTACTACTGAAAGTGAGTTGTTCACTTTTGACTTTACGCAGGTTCTAACTGCTGCAGAAACTATTCTGACGGCAGTTTGTACTGTTATTGTGATGAACGGAGTAGACCCTAGTCCTTCTTCTATCCTACAGTCTACTGCCATTATTGTTAATAAGACTGCTTCCCAACGAGTAGTTGCAGGCTTAGCTGAAGTAACCTATCGTCTAGAGATGACAATTACTACATCACTAGGAAACACCTATGTTGGTGTAGGTGACTTAACTATCTACGACGCTTCTCAAGTATGAGTTATTTTTCTCGTTATGACCGTGGTGACTGGGCAGTACTTTGCGACGCTTGTGGTCGTAAGATGCGTGCTACAGACTTACGTCAACGTTGGGACGGTCTTAAGGTCTGCCCTGATGATTGGGAACCCAGACAGCCACAAGACTTTGTTCGTGGTGTAGCAGATTACCAAGCACCTCCTTGGACAAGACCAGAACCACAAGACCAATACATAAGAACATATTCCATTAATAAACTGGTTAACGGATACCCAGTTAACACGTTTACGTTAGGATAACTCCATGACAACAAAACCCCTATTTACCAACAATGCTGCTACTGCTTTAGCCAAGGCTATTACACCTACTGACACAGTATTACAGATTACTGCAGGAACAGGTAGTTACTTCCCATCACCTACTGGTGGTAACTACTTTATGTTGACATTAATTCAAATTAATAATCCTGAAATAGCTGAAATAGTACAATGTACAGCACGTGTAGGAGATGTTTTAACTGTTGTTCGTGGTCAAGAAGGAACACAGCCACAAATTTTTAATATTAGTGATAATGTTGAATTACGGATTACTGCTGGTAGTTTAAATCTATTTGCTACTAGTAGAGACACTGTTACAGTATTTCAAGAATATCAAATAGCTTCTCAAAATCAAACAGTATTTAATATAGGTTCTTTTACTTATTTAGTAGGTTATAATGCTTTGTCTGTTTATGTAAACGGAAGTAAACAAATTAATGGCTTAAATTATACAGAAACATCAGTGTCTGTAATTACTTTTTTATCTGGTTTAAATGCTGGCGATGTAATTGAATTTATTTTTGTAGAAAATATATATGGCTAATATGCTTTTTGCAAACAACTGTAATACCACTTTAAATGGTGGTATTACTGCTGTAGCAACTTCGATGGTTGTTACATCTGCGACAGGCTTTCCTGCACCTACAGGTTCACAATACTTCTATTGCACATTAGCTGACGCTGCTACACAAACAACTATTGAAATTGTTAAAGTAACTGCAGTATCAGGAACTACATTTACTATTGTTCGTGGTCAAGACGGAACTACAGGAACTATCTTTGCTTCAGGAGCAGTAGTATCTCTTCGTTTAGTTGCTGCAAATCTTAATGACTTTCCAAAGTTAGATGAAGCAAATACATTTACATTTGCTCCAACTTTTAATACTGCATTGGCAGTAGGAAGTGGCGGTACAGGATTAATAAGTCTTACTGCTGGATATGTTCCTTACGGTAATGGTACAAGTGCTTTTAGTTCAACTTCGGCGTTAAGTTACGCAAATAATTGGTTACAAGTATCAGGAAATGCAGGTGCTACTGGCGCTCCTTCAGGTACTACTGGATTAGCTTTTGGTTGGAACTATAGCGCAGGAAACGCTGAAGCCAATATTATGTATGGTACTTCAGGTACAGCATGGTTAGCTTTTAGTTCATTTAATGCTGGTACGATATCTGAAAAAGTTAGATTTTGGACTTCAGGTGGCGTATCTATTGGCGGTTTTAATACAGATCCAGGAACAAATTCTTTATCTGCCATTGGTAATGGAATGTTTGGTGTTCAAAGTACATCTTTAAATGCAAGGTTAATAGTTAAAGGGCCGTCTACAACGTCAACAGATGCTTGTGCCACATTTCAAAATAGTAATGCTAGCGAATTATTTTCAATATATGAAGCTGGGGCTGTTAGAGCGCAATATATTGGAAGCGCAGTTGGTACTGCTCTTGTTCTTGATTCAAATGGCTACATTCAAAAATTAAGTTCTTCTATTAGGTATAAAAAAGATGTTGAACCTATTGATATTGGGTTAGACTTTATTCTTGGTCTAAACCCTGTTAAATACAATCTTAAAGAATCTAATGAAGCACAGGTAGGTTTTATAGCTGAAGATTTTCCAGACCCTAGGCTTACTTCTATGTCTAAAATAGATATTGAAGATGAATCTAAAGGCTATCAAGTTGAAAGTGTTAATTACGCACAAATTGTTGCGCCTTTAGTAAAAGCAATACAAGAATTAAATGCTAAATTTGATGCGTATGTTGCATCGCATCCATAGGAAAAATTATGACAACATTAATACCAAAATTTGACTTAAAAAATGGTGGATCAACTCCAGTTGGAGCAATAAATAGACCAATTAATGAGAAACTTCAAGAGTCTATTTCTGTAAAAGATTTTGGCGCAGTTGGCGATGGTACTACTGATGACACCACAGCTATTCAAAACGCTATTGATTCCGTTACCTCTACTAAAAGAACTATTTTTTTACCACCAGGTACTTATAAAGTAACAGCACCTTTGGTTATTTCTTTAGAAATGACTATCTATGGAACAAATAGGGTTGGTACTTACATAAATTATTATGGCTCTGGAAGTGCAATTACAACTACGGCTGATGGTACGCCTAATTTATCAAATGTTTATTTAAGCGGTTTTGGTTTATATAACTTAGGAACAGGCACTACAGGTATTAATTTTTCAAATGTTCAAGATTCAAGAATTTCGAACGTAACTATTTCTGGATTTACGCTTTATGGTGTATACGCTGTTAATTCCTATGGAAATTTAATAGAGCATATACAAAGCACAAATAGTTATGGGGTGTATTTAGGATTAGAAGCAAACAATATTACTTTGTTGCAATGCACTTTTTTAAACAACACTAACGCAGGTATATTTATTTCTGGCGGCAGGTCAAATAATTTTATTGGTTGTGATTTTGAAGGTAATAATTATGGTGTTCAAGTTTCAGGAGCAGTTAGCGGAATAGGAACTAAAGCATTAAATATTCAAGGATGTTATTTTGAAGGCAATACAACTTATGAAATTATTGTTGAAAAACATACGGCGTTAGCAGGATTGCCTGAACAAATTAACATTAAAGGTAATTATTTCTGTGGAATATCAGGAAAAGCCACTACAGCTATTGGTGTAGTTGATGTTAATACTTTGGATGTTTTTGAAAACGATTTTGATAATCAAGGTGTTGCTTATTCGTATTCATTGACAGTTAGTGGTACTGGAACTGTTAGCAATATTAACTGGGGATTCAACAAAGATGCTTCTGTAAATGGAACATCTTTTGTAGGGGTAACAAAAAATAACTTAGCTCAATCAACGGCTACTGCTTGGGGAAATTTTAGTGGCGTAACTACAGTAACAATTAATGCTAGTTATGTTGTTTCAACGATTGTAAGAAACTCAACTGGAAACTACACAGTAACATTAAATAAAACGCTGCTAAGTGCTAACTATGCTGTTGTTGCAACTGCATCTAATTTTAGTACCGGCGTTGCATTAATGTGTTCAGTAGGTACTTTAACTACAAATAGCTTTGTTATTTCCGTTGCAAATCCAAGTGCTGTAGCAGACGCTAATGTAGTTAGTTTTGTAGTTTTTGCATAATGACCCAACTGCTCTATACCGAACAAAAGGCAAAGTTATGAACTATAAATGGTCAATTCTTGATATATCAGCCATTGATGGTTTGATTACTCATGCTAAATACAAAGTAGAACTTTTTGATAAAGATCAGATTGTAGAAACTGAAGGAAATTGGTGGTTTGCTAATCCAGTTGCTAAAGTGCCGTTTGATCAGGTTACGGAAGAAATGGTAGCTTATTGGATTGAACAAGAAACTATGAAAGACGGAATAAACCTTATAAAATATAGATTAGAGGAACAGTTGAATGTGGTTAATTCTCAAGAAACTGTTGTTGCGCCTTGGCTTCCTCAAGTTTTTACACCAAATAGTTAGGAGCTTTAATATGGCAGTCAATCTTTCACCTATTGGTGGCGCAGGATGGCAATTTTTTAATAATGATGGAGTTCCTTTGGCTGGAGGGTTGATATATACCTATTTAGCTGGAACTTCAACTCCTCAAGCATCATATACATCAGCTTTAGGAAATATTCCTCATTCAAATCCTATAGTATTAGATGCTGCTGGTCGTGTTCCAGGCGGTGAAATTTGGTTAACTATTGGAGTTTCTTATAAATTTGTTATTAATGATTCCAGTAACGTATTAATTGGAACTTATGACAATATTAATGGTACTGGTTCAGGCGGTCAAGGTTATGTTACTGCCACTCAATCTCAAACAGTTGTAACTGTTCCATTTTCTTATTCTGTTGGAACAAATAATTTAAAAGTTTATGTAAATGGAAGTAAACAAGTTATTACATTAAACTATACCGAAACAAGTTCAACTTCAATTACCTTTACTGGTGGTTTGAATGCTGGAGATATTGTGGAGTTTACGCAATGACAAAGCCATTAGATATTATTAGCAGAGCTTTAAAGGATATTGGAGCATTAGAGGCTGGAGAAGTTCCAACGGCTGATGCAGCTCAAGATGCTTTTGATATGCTTAATGACCTGATTGATCAATGGTCAAACGAAGATATGATGGTATTTAACACTACAGAAATCATATTTCCTTTGATTTCTGGTCAAGTTCAATACACCATTGGCCCTAATCCATCAACGGCAAACTACATTGGCGCATCATTTACAGGATCTATTGCTGGCAATGTTTTGACTGTTACTAGCCTTACAACTGGTGCAGTAGCTCAAGGGCAGACTTTAAAAGGTACAGGAGTTATTGCTGGCACTAAAATTGTTGAGTTTATTACTGGTGCTGGTGGTCAAGTCAATGAAGTTGGTACTTATCGCTTAAACATTACTTATCCAACTGCCGTAGCTTCTCAGCTTCTTACTGCTTATTATCAAAAACCATTGTTTATTGATCAAGCTTATGTAAGGGTAAACACTCAGTCAAATGGACAAGCTGTTCCTAATGGTGGTTTAGATTACCAAGTAGCTGTTTTATCTTTGGATAATTACAATCAAATAGGTTTAAAGACTTTAAATGGCCCTTGGCCTAAAGCCCTTTATTACAATCCTAATGCTGATACTGGTAACGTCTTTGTATGGCCTAATCCAAGCCAAGGTGAAATGCATATGTTTTCATCTACCATTTTTAGCAATTATGAAACTTTGTATGACGATATTGTGCTTCCACAAGGCTATTCTATGGCTCTTAGATGGAATTTGGCTGAACGCTTGATGCCGATGTATGGAAAAGCTTCTGCAACGCAAATTGGCATGATTAATGCTTATGCAGCTCAATCTAAGTCAACTATTAAACGCAACAATATGCGACCAATAGCTGCTGCTGGTTATCCAGACTCTATGTTGGTGGGTCGTAGTCGTGATGCAGGTTGGATACTTAGTGGGGGTTTCTTTAGGTAGAGGGTTTGTCCGCTAGTGTGATATAATAAAGATTCTTATAAAGGAGTCTTATCATGAAAACACTAGCAGAATTAAAAGCAGAGAAATTAGAAGTAAACAAAGCAATAAAAAGATTTAAAGACAACGAAGCTTATGCAAGAAAAATTGGTAGAGAAGTAGGAGAACCAGGCAGACCAGCAAACACTCCTGAAGTTCTTTGGAGCAAAATTGATAAGCGTGGTGAAGATGAATGTTGGGAATGGAAAGGCTTTAGGAATCATGATGGATATGGAAGGACTTGGATTAATGACAAAGGCTACTATGCCCATAGAGTCATCTATTCGCTTGTTTATCCAAACGCAATTAGTCTTAATGCTCCAACTTCACAAAATGAAACAGGCTTTCTTTTACATACTTGCGATAATCCTTCTTGTTGCAATCCAAAGCATTTATGGGTTGGCAATCATGCTGATAATATGGCAGATAAAGCTGCAAAAGGTCGTAGCCCAGACTTTAGTGGTGGCAAAGGCCCTCGTTGCAAACTTACAATGGAACAAGCTAGAGAAGCTCGTTTGCTTAGGAAAACTGGTATGACTATTCCACAATTAATGGAAAAATTTAATTTAAGTCGTGCAAGCATGAAAACCTTGTTGCGTGGTGATTCATACAAGGAAAGCGAGTAATTTATGGATTTTGGCTTTGTTGGCCCATCCTATGAAGCTCCTTCCATCTATCAAGATGATCAGGAATGTATTAATTTTTACCTAGAAATTGATCCTAATAAAGGGCCAGGATCTAGAGGTTCAATAGCTTTATACCCAACTCCAGGACTTGTTGAAGTAGCCCAGCTTCCACCTGGAGAAGTAAGAGCAATGTTTCCTTTGCATGGAACCATTCCTTTTATTATGATTGTGATTTGTGCTGATCAAGTTTATAAAATAGATGAAGCTTACAACGCAACATTAATTGGCACTATTGATACGACTACTGGCCCATGCCAGATTTCTTACAATAGAAGCCCTACAGATGGTATTTTTGCATTTATTGTAGATGGTTTAGAACGATATTATTACGTTCCTTCTACAAATACTTTTACTGAAATTCCTTATACAGATGGCCCTTGGCGTGGTGCTTCTTGTTGTGACGTAATCGACAATTACAACATTTACAACGAAGTTGGTACTAATAATTGGGCTTGTACCGATATTTCTTCACCTTATTCTACAAATGCTTATTACGGCACAAAAGATGGTGAGCCTGATCCTATTATTTGCGTTATTGCAGATCATAGACAAGTTTATTTAATGGGTGATCAAACAACTGAAGTTTGGGTGGATGTAGGAAGTCAAATCTCAGGATTAACTACTTTTCCATTTGCTCGTATTTCAGGCACTATGCTTCAGCATGGATGCGCTGCTTTTAATAGCGTATGGCAATTTGAAGAACAAATTATGTTTGTTTCTCAAGATGCTCGTGGTCAAGGCGTTATTGGAGCAATTCAAGGCTATACCTTTGTAAGGCTATCAAATCATGCCGTAGAGCAGACTTTGATGAATGTAAATCTAAGTGATGCGGTTGCTTATACTTATCGTCTAGAAGGCCATGAGTTCTATGTAGTGACATTTCCTTCCATTGATTTAACTTGGGTTTATGACTTAACCACTAAATCTTGGCATAAATGGCTTTCTTGGGATAATTTAACTGGCTATCATCGTCATCGTTCAAATTGCGGTGCTTTTTTTGGAAACGTCTATTTAGTAGGCGATTACGAAAATGGCAAAATTTATCAGTTAAACAATGAAGTTTATACAGATAATGGCAATACGATTCGTAGATTGCGTAGATGCCCTCATTTAGTTTCAGACCTTCAACGTCAATATTTTGCAGAAATGCAGATCCAATTTCAGCCTGGTGTAGGCTTGCAAACTGGTCAAGGTGATGATCCTCAGTCTATGCTCCGTTGGTCATCTGATGGCGGTTCTACATGGTCTAATGAGCATTGGGTAACGATTGGCAAAGTTGGAAAATACAATAATCGTGCTATTTGGCGCAGATTAGGATGGGCTAGAGATCGTATTTATGAAGTAGTGGTTTCTGATCCAATCAAAGCCGTTATTGTTTCTGCTAATTTGAAGGCTGAAGGTGGGGAAAACTAATGGCTACCCCACAACCCATTAATACCAATATAAGGTTTCCTCAAAGTCCTTTTCTTGATCCTTTAACACAAAGGCCAGCAAGAGAATGGATTCAATGGCTTCAATATCCTGATATT